TTCAACATATTGCGCGGCGTTTTGCGGAAACAGGATTTAAGCGGTTGATTGCTGGAGTCTACGAGACCATGCATAAAAATATGAAACGTAAAGTGTCATATAGTATGAATGGTATTCAAAAAACTGTAGATATGAACGCACTACCATCTAAGATGGATGTAGAGATTCTTCTTGATATAGGAGAGAATAGTAACAATACTAAGTTAACGAAACTACAAAAAATCGGTGCAGAAGTTCTTCCAGCTTTAAATCAGCAAGGTGCAGGTATAGTTATTAGACCAGAAGCACCTGCTGTATTAGCTACTCAAATAATAGAAGCTATGAATTTAGATAGTAACGATTTCTTAGAAGATTACAATAACGAAGAGTTTAAGAAGAAAGCTGCAGAAGCTATACAGCAACAAACTCAAGCAGCAGAAATGGCAAGGAAGGTTGCTGAACAAAAAGCTGCTTCAGAAGTTGCATTACAGGAAGCTAATGTACAATACACAAACGCTCAAGCTAAGAATACTTTAGATGATAACGCTAGACAACTAGCTGTATCAATTGATAAGCATTTTCAAGAGTGGGCAGATTTAAATATTAAAGCTACAAAAGAAGGAGCAGAAGTGCCGCCACATCCTTCTTATCAAGATATATTAATGATGGCACAACAAATATTAGGAGGACGCCCAAATGGGAACAGTAACAATTAATGCTTCAGGC